TCAAGAACGTCGCCAGCCTTTATTGGACCGGTAAACGTAGTCGTTCCCATTAAATTCACTCCTTCTGCACAAGGTTTAATTACGTCGTCTGTGCAGCGTCCGCTTGGCCGGTCGACGTAACTGGATTGCCAAGATCTACATTATCAACGTGTTTATCAAGATAAGCAATCGCTGATAATAAGATTGTTTTGTCTTCTTTAAACTTTCCTATTCCTTGGTTACAAGCTTCACAAAGAAGACCGCGAACCTTACCTGTTGTGTGGCAATGATCTACAGCCAAAGCTTTAATGTTGCCGTTTCTATTGCCACCTGACTCACTACCGCAAATTGCACACTTGCCATTTTGAGCCATATACATCTGACTATACTCTAGCAGAGATATACCATATTTGCGTTGCAAATCTTTATCGGCATAGTCTGTTTTGTATATACGTCGATGCTCTTTGTAATATTCAGGACTATGACTATCTATCCTATTTGGATGAGCCACGGTCGCTAAACTTTGGCTTAAAGATAGATTGTCAGCTTTTAAATTTAACGGGTTATTATCGTTAAATTTAATTCTTCCATTAGGCCATTCCCCATTTATTAAAACCCAAGCTATACGCGCTGAAGGAATGTTTTGATTTCCTATGCGAATATAACCGTATGATACAGGGTTGCCTTCTTTGTCTTTACGGGTTGCCTTTACACAACCTGCAATCTCGCCTGCGTAAACATTCTTTGCTGGCGATTTAGACCAATAAACAGCCCCAGTATCTGGGTCGTAAGAAAGAAATTCTTTGACTAAATCAACGGATATGTCTTCAACTTTTGGCATTTCAGTCTCCATAAGATCACTAACAAACGTAATATACGTCTTTAATAACCTTATGTCAAACCATAACCTTTTAGTATTGACAACCGTATCTTTTAATCGTAACTTCCTAATTAAGCCTACCGCCCACTTTGATTGGTGGGCGGTAAGTTATTGACTTCATTAAGAAGTTGGGAAACTGCCGTAGATGCTACGGAAGTTATAATACCCAAACGAATACCGCTCATAACCTTTAACAAGAAGGTTATCGGTTACGAAATCCACCTGGAGATCACTTTCGAACTTCACGCGTTCCATGTAAGACAAGCCATCAATGTTGGTTAGCAAGAACCAAGCATAAGCAGAGGTCAAGAAGTCGTTGACCATGTAGCCTTCTGGCAAGCCGCCAGCCGTCATCATGATCGCATTGACATCATTGTCCGCTGTGCCTGGGCGCAATTCGGTCTTTGTCAGACGAATTGCAACTGGCTCCAACTGTGGCGGAACAACAAGACGACGACCGCGAGCGAAGATCTTTAGACCAGCTTGATCTTTGAAATTCGTTCTGATCGAAATCATGCCATTCAACAGCGTGCTTTCGTTGAGATCGACATCAACCGTAGGACGGTTAGCAACAGTGCCGCCGTCGATTGGATGGTCGGTCGCGCAGAGAGCTTTGCCGTCACCGCCGATTGACGCGTTATACGTCGTGGCAGTGTTAAGCACGTTCGCGCCATAGATTTCTTTGGTCTGATGGAAGCTTTCAATCAGGCCAAGGTTTGACGGCATAAACTGTGACTTATACAGATTGTCGTCGATTGCTTTACGCGTAATCGCATAGCCCAGAGCAATTTCAGTGTGCTCTTGGTTATAGACGTAGCGTTCGCCAGCATTGTTGTCGAATGCGGTCTGACCGCCTTCTGTCTTCAGCTGAGCGAGACCCAGAAAGCGCATTTCAGCTGTGCGCTCAAGAGCCATTTTACTGTCGTGCTTCGTGAAGATCTTGTCGTATTGCGACGGGATCTGCTCGTATTTGCCTTCAATCCCACGGAGACCGGGGAGGAGAAGGTCTTTGATGGCAGAGAGATTAACAGCCATTGGTCCTTACTCCTTAGATTGTGACAAGCGTCTTGGTTGAGACGTTCAAGAAGCCAACAATAACGTAATTGGCATTCGAGGCCGTATCAGTGCCATTTGAGCCTGGCGGTTCAGTGACAAGTCCGATGACGCGGAATGGAGCCGTCGAAGACGTTCCAAGCGTTTCAACATACATGCCAGAGATGCCGTTTGCCGTATTGCCGCTAGAACCGCCAGCAAGCGAGATCGAAGCGCCAACGCCTGCCTGCGTCACGTTAGTGGTGCTGCCAGCTTGCACAAGGAAGCGAGCATTAGGATCGTTGACAACGTAGGCGTAGACAGAGCCGTTATTGTCTGAACCTGGCCAATAGTTTGACCAAACAGTGCGCTTCTGAGAAACCGAAAGATATTTACAGCCCTGAAAAACACCAGCCAGCTGTGTCGTCGGCGCGTCACCCGCGCGTGTGATAAAGCCATTGGCGTCCTGAAGGACAGCATCGCCGTAGAAAATAGGCGTCGTATAGTCGGATTTGATCAGCATCTCGACCTGTTCATAGGTCGGGGCAGAACCGTTCCCGCTATACTGACGAAAACCGAAAGGCGCAAACGTATTCGCCATGACGGGTTCTCCTTATATAGGAGGCTCATCATCGCGCGCCGGGGCGATTATAGAACCGGAAAAGATTAATGCCTCACGCCGGGGAGGCCCAGGCCATCAATGTGGCTTGTCGTCATTATCTCAATTTATAAACAAAATGTAAAGGCCCGCACGAGGCGGGCCCTTTTATTATCAATCTTCTGGTATTGGCATGGGCTCGTAGCCCTTTTTAATTGTCGGTCTCACGCGCGCGTGATCTCGCGTCATCGTGCCTTCAGGCGTTCCCGCAAGCTGTGCCTCTTTATGCGCAACTTGTAAGCGGGCCTTACGTCTTTCGGCGTCAACGCGCTCTTGGACAATCTCCGTTGGGCATTCCATGAGGATCATGCCCTTGCGCGTAATGATTTGCATTTGTGTGTTTTGCGGCATCATATTTGGATGACGCGAAACAGGAACAGCAGTCCATCCAGAGCGCGCAAGCTGCACTTGATAAGCTGGGTCTTCTGCGCCGTATGTGGTGTGACGCTTCCACTCATACGTCCAACCATCAGGGATGATGTCCAGCGGCACATAGAAGTCATCAATGCCGTCAACAACTTCTCCGTTGCTGTGCTCACGCAACTGAGCCGCACGCTGTGCAGCGCGAGCCTTTGGATCATCTTCTCTCATGGGTGGCCTTATTACTTCTGGCGTTTCTTTGACGGCAGAAGCCGCCTTAGAAAACATGCCCTTCTTCGATACAATAGGCGTATTCATAATCTAATCTCCATTAACGTCCGATTTTGCCTTCTTTTTGAAGCGCAACCATATGCTTTGCGTATTCATTTTCAGTCATGCCAAGCATTTGCGCTGTATCCGCCTGCTCTCGCGTTAAGCGAACAACATTTGATCGTTGATTGCTGCGCGATACAGGAGCTGGCGGAGGCTGGGGAGCCCGCTTAGGAGCGGGCGCAGCAGCTTCTGATGCAGGCTCAGGAGCTTCACGCTTACGCAAGCCAAGACGGCTTTCAACAAACGCAAAATATTCATCAGTATCAGTTGTAATGCCTTCATCAATAGCATCTTCATGAGCACGAAACATGCGTCGGATCTCACGCTCGCTTGATAAGTTAGACTTATTCTCTCTCAACCAAGCAGCAGAACGTGGTGACGTGTTTTGAGCCATTTGCTCTATTGCATCAGCAGGCGTTGGTGGAACAGGACGCACGGGTTGACGTTGCGCAGCCTCTTCTGCTTCTTTCATTGCTTGTTTCATGGCAGTTTCGCCACGCTTTAGCTCTGCAAGCTGCTGAGAGTTTACTGTTATTGCGTCAATTAACTCCGCAGTCTTATCTGCGTCGCCAACAATCGTCGCTTCCTTATAAGCAGCCTTTAATGCGTCGCTTCTATCTTTAAGCGTCTCTATTGCATTAACGACAAGCTGATAATTTGCGTCTTTTACATCATTATTTGCGCGCTCAGCACGCAAATTTGATTGATAAGCCTGCTTTTCAGCTTCAATACGCGCCTGTTTTTCTGCTTCAAGACGTCTTTTTAACTCTTGAATGCCTTCTTCTGGCTCAATAATAGAAGTTTTTTCTATTTCAGGAGCCGCTTCAGCCTTTTCTTCTACAATTTCTACTTCAGGCTCGTCTTTTTTCTCTAATTTTGGCTCATCTAAGACAACTTCAACGTGATCTTCTTCTTCAGACATCAATTTTCTCCATTACCATGCAGTATCTGGCGTCGGAATGCGCATTTTTACTTGCGTATCGGACAGCATTCGGCACAAAACACCATTAATTGTGATGCTCCAGCCATCTGACGGGCGATAAACAAGCCAATCATGCAAGTTAAAGCTTGCATTATTAAACCATTGACCGCTGTCATCTTGAAAAGCAGCTGGACCCATGCCTACAAGAAGGCCAACTTTGCCTTGGAACTTATCTTCTTCAGCATATTTATCAGTTAAATACAGGCCGCTTTTTGTTTTTGTCGGGCGCACATAGACGGCGACAAGGATTTGATTATTGAAAAGCTCGACTTGCGAAAGATCGCCAATCTCATCAAGCAATTTTTGTTTTGGATCACCATCGTGAGCCATGATTAGTGCAGACATTGTTTCCCCTTATTGTTCGCGCGGTTTGCCGTCGCATATTGCTGATGCTTCGGCCATTAAATCGATTGCAGTGCGCAAACCTGCAATCTTACCAGCAACGAATTTATATTCGTTGAAGTTCTCTACAAATCCTAATGCAAGATTGTCTTTCATTCGGTTGATCTCAATTTCAATCAATTGCTCAAGCTCGTGAGCAAACATATGGCTACGCGTCAACGTTCCCACAACCCACCCCCTTGGGCTCCCCTTGTGATTTATCAGGACTGGACGCCATAAGGGGGATGACGCCCAGTCCCTACGCAGTAATTACTTACCGCGACCTTT